ATTCATACTGTATCGGCGAAAGAAGTTTCATATATTTCTCCGTTACCATTCGATAGTAGAAACGTCAACAGGGTCTTTGTTTATCTCAACTTTGTCTACCTTGCTGTTTTTGACGGTTATAACTCTGTCAGCCATTGGTGCGATAGCGGAGTTGTGGGTTATGACTATAACTGTCACACCGTCATTTCGGCAGGTATCCTGCAAAAGTCTGAGGATATTTTTACCTGTGTTGTAATCAAGAGCGCCCGTTGGTTCGTCGCAAAGAAGAAGCTTAGGATTTTTCGCCAATGCTCGTGCGATAGAAACACGCTGCTGCTCGCCGCCTGAAAGTTGGGAGGGAAAGTTGTTCATTCTGTCCTCAAGTCCCACTTTTTTCAGCACTTCTTTAGGCTTTGAGGCATGTGCGCATATCTGTGTGGCAAGCTCTACATTTTCCTTGGCAGTAAGATTATTCACAAGGTTATAGAATTGAAAAACAAAGCCTATGTCATATCTGCGGTATGTTGTGAGCTGCTTTTTATTAAAAGTGGCAATGTCCTTGCCGTCAACAAGGATCTTGCCCTCGTCGCAGGTATCCATGCCGCCGAGCATATTAAGTATAGTAGTTTTTCCTGCACCGCTTGCGCCTACTATAACAGCAAATTCGCCTTTTTCTATCTCAAATGAAACACCGTCTGCGGCATTTATGGTTATCTCGCCCATTTTGTATCTTTTATAAACGTTCTCGAATTTTACAAAGCTCATAGTCTGCACCCCCATATTGTCTTTACGTTATTGTATCACAATAATATGAACATTTCAAGGGCTTTTGCTACTTGAAATGGTGGAAGTGATATGTTATAATTGTATCTGAAATAGGCGTGGGCCTCACATTTTGACAAGGAGAGATATAAATGGAATTTCAGAAGCTTATTGAAAGCAGAAGAAGCATAAGAAAATATGACGGCAGTAAAAAGGTAACAAAAGAGCAGATAGAAACGCTCATAGCTGCCGCAACAGAAGCACCATCGTGGAAAAACTCTGAAACTGCAAGGTATTACTGTGTTCTCAGCGACGAGATGACAAAGAGGGTAAGAGAGGAGTGCTTGCCTGGATTTAACAGAGAAAGGTCCGAAAATGCAGCGCTTCTTGTAACGACTTTTGTACACACAAGAGCAGGTTTTGACAAAGAGGGTGATCCTGATAATGAAGTCGGCAATGGCTGGGGCTTTTACGATCTTGGTCTGCACAATGAGATACTTCTTCTCAAAGCGGCTGAGCTTGGCTTAGGCTCGCTTGTAATGGGCATCAGGGACGGAGAAAAGCTCCGTGAGGTGCTTGAAATACCTGAAAGCGAGATCGTAGTATCGGTTATAGCCGTTGGTTATCCTGCAGAAGCCCCGGCTAGACCTAAAAGGAGAGCTGTTGATGATATTGCAAAGTTCTTTTAATATGGGAGTTATGCAGTTTTTTAGCTTTTATTTGTGATATTGACCTTCCTGCGCTTTAGTTTGGTCGTCAGACCTTTCCTTACAGCATGGGGAGGTTTTTTTTGCATAAAAATAAGGCGTTAGAACAAAATCTAACGCCTTACTGATATTCTTTTGAACACGAAGTCTTATCGTTGTTCACATTACAAGACTTGTGAAGTGGTTTAAAACCTTACTTCATAGCCTCTTCAACTGCAACTGCGCAAGCAACTGTAGCACCAACCATTGGGTTGTTGCCCATGCCTATTGCTTGAATTTTATCGTATCTAATCATATTTAATTATATCCCACAAACCACCATTCTATGCGGTTTAAAGCGATTGGTCTACATATATTGTATCTAATTGTATTTTATTATATCCAGTCGTATTTGCAAATTACGTGGACAAAATGTGGACAACCATTTTTGTCGCGAGGTCATTTTTTATATCAGCGTTTTATTAGTAAGAGGTCAGCCTATGTAAGAAAATGGGTTTAAATATATTGATGACTTGTTAATATCTTTATGTACGCAACAAATTATTTTCGACATTTTTGAGGTCGATTTCGGTACTATATAAAGTAGTATAT